CGCATCAGATCCGTAAATTCCTGGATGATATGTAATGCGCAATCTTCCGGTGTGAAAAGCAGTTTTAGCTGCTGCAAGTCTGAATTTCAAAGTACCACGCCATTCCTGAAACATAGATGAGACGAATGCAAGAGTTGTTGGACTCAATGTAGAAATTCCTTGAGACAAACCAGGAGCCACTGCATTGTAGTGCAAAGTAGAACCCACTGCAGTGCCCAAATCCCAATTAATGGCGGAACGGAAGATACAAGACTTGGCCGAAACATAAGTCAAATCCATTTCGTCAACTTCAGTCGAAAAGATTCCTCCATCATAGGTCAAACCATTGTCTGGCATAGCACCCAATTTACTTGATAGATCAATTCCATCAACATTAGTGTACCCTTTAGCAGGAACATTAATGTAAGGACAATTCTTGTCAAGATTAGTGGGCTTATTCCAGCCAACGGCAGAAGCAGCTCCTCCAATGGCACGAGAAACCCATTCAACAGGTCTCATCCAGCTACCAAGAATTGGTACTGAGCCAAGAACAGAAGCTGCGGAAGCAATTGCATTGGCAACACCAGAGATTGGAGGGCCAGACGTAGCGTTATGTTCTTCTGAAGCTCCCTGAGCGACCCAACATTCATCCGTATCCATTTGCGCCTCCCATTCTTCTTCGACCGCAACAGGAACCAAAACGGATTTTGAAGTAGGCATGGCAAGTTCAATATCCTCGAACCAAGCGAAAATGGTAAAATTAGCACCAACAGTCAATGGAGAAACACCTGACTGTATAGGATTGATTGGAACAATGTACATCTCTCCCATGTTGGAGTGCGCATCAAGCAAATTGAAATGAGACAAAGGGGAACAATAAGGCATTTTAATTTCGACAGGTGCATTACTTCCTACATCTATTTCTACGCCTGGAAAACCAGTGGCATTCGGCAAATTCGTCAACATCGCTCCTCGATTAGAGACGTCGTCAAAAGGTGCAAAGAAAAGCCAATATTTGCCACTCATGAAAGGAGTAGCATTGAAAACTAGGCGGATTTTAACATTTGCTCGAAAGAAGGTGAAATAATCCAATTTCTTAACGACATTAAGAGATTCTTGAAAAATAACGTCGGGAAATTTTAGACTAACTGTAGTGAAAGTATTATTAAATTCACCTTCCAGTACCTTAACAGGACGGCGAAGAATTGAATGAATATCATGCAATTTGTCGTCTTCCGCCATTTTCGTCCACGCAGACACAGATGACATACGTGGCTTTTCATATGTTTGAATGTCAGTATCATCTACAAAAGTAGTGATTTGCTGAACATTTTCTTGTGGTCCAATATTTGTTAAATCTTGTTTTTGTTGAGTATTAGCAATCGAATGAGTTAGCTAACTCCCAGATGCTCGATTAAACATGTCTGGTCAAAAGCGCCGGGTTGGTAGCCTGGATTTTAGGCGGCACACACCAACCAGTAGAGTAAACTCTCCGCCCTTCAAAATGAAGACCGAAGACCGGGCTTTGCTGCTTCCACCTTGCGGCGATTAATGGAAGCCCCTAGCTTCGGATTTAGTTGCAAGCAGCAGCCAAACGACCATACTTTTTGGCTTCGACGCGACGATACTCATCGTAAGTCAAAAAGAGTGGTCTAATTTGGAAATTGTGTGTTGCTTGTCGATATTTTCTAACCCAATATTCAAAAATTTCCTGCCCATGAAGAGAAAGCTCAAACGCGGATGTTTCCAAATTTTCAACTGTTCTTTCTTCATGGTCAAAATCTCCCCGCACCCAATTAATCATTTCAAGCACAACTGAGAGATCAAGTGGAGCAATGAATTGATGTTCTTCTTCGTTCCACTTGAAACTTCTCTTCAAGTATCCAATCTCGTCAATCGAGCGATAGGGAACCATATCGCCAGACTTAGTCTCATCGGTGTAAGTCATGCCTATCTTTTTGTATCCATCAGCGATAGAGATTTGGTTGAAGTGATTAATAACGGCATCTGAAATATTCACGCAATTGTCATCTCCATACGAAACCATAGCAACGTGCTCATTGAAAACCTTCATCGTGCGAAGTTCACTCGGAACAACAGTGAGCCATACGTATCGCATGGAGATAGA